CTATTGCAGGTATTTCTACGACAGGAAACATTATGTCTTGTATATTTGCTTTCATTGTTACTCCTCTACTTTTATTATCGGTGGAACTCCACCAATTCTTTTACGTTCTAGTTCTCTTATTGCTTCATTATCTTTTCCTAGTGTTTGTAATATCTTTTTAAGATAAGGAAACCCTTTACCTTGATTGTGATGTCCTCCTTGATAGTATTGTTCAATACCATAATCAACAATCTTATCATCTATTTCTTTTATACCCACAAGAAACTTCCAATATTCTGTTCTGTTTTGTGATGGTATCAAGTCATTTATAAGTGTTGCTATGTGATTGATTTTATTTCTAGTGTACTTAGTTCTTGCTCTAAGCATCTCGGACATCTCTTTACCCATTTTATTTCCTCTGTTGTAAAGGTCAAATCCACAAGAAGGACACTTGCTAAATCTAGTTGTTCTATAAGAAGCCATTTATTTTTTTCTCTTCATAAGCTTTTGCTTGTTCATCTTGCATTTTGTGTTCAGCTTCTTCTTCTCTTTCTTTCCAGAATGTTTCTAGTATTGCACAAACTTCTTTACTTCTAAATCCATCATCACCTATTGCAATATCTACTGCTACTTTAATTTCTTCTAATGAAAAACATTTCTCCATTAAGATAACCTTGATGTTCCTTTCCGTTTATCTAAACCATATTCAATCCACCATCCATTGCCAGCTTCTTTAAATAATTCATCTCTATCTTTAATATATTTTGGGTCTGATAAACTTTTATATCTAAATCCTTTTATTTTTAATTTGTAATATTCATTACCTTTCATCATTATCTCCTATTACAGTTACGACTGTTTTTAAGGCCCACTTGCGCTCTCCTAAATAAAATGGGTCATCACCTCTATGTTTAGTACAATATACTGCAGCAGCACAATCGTTTTTATCTAACAATATTGCTTGTGTATTTGACTCGTAAACTTCTACAAGTTGACCAATATCAATATCTTCTAGATATAATGTTCCCTTTGGAGGATTCCAAGTAGGTTTGTCTTTTAACGCTTTAATCGCAAGATTCGCAATACGGCGCTCTACCTTCTTCCAATAATCCATTATCTTCTCCTTCTTTAATTAAATTGTTTTTTATTTTTACTAAATCTTTTCTTATTAATTCAAATGATTTGCTAAACTCCATTGAACTTAATGATTCACTTGCTTTTTCAGCCATAACAAGTGCAATTATAATGTGCTGTAGTTCATTAATGGTTAATCTTATCTTAGCATTTAATACTTTAGTTTTATCTATATTCATATTTAAATCTCTCTTTTTATTATTTGGAGGATGAGGGCGGCGTTCTTGGTAGTAGAAGAGAAGAGAGAGACCATAAATAAATAGGCACCGCCCTCCTCTTAATATACTACCATTGTACTATAATATAAAAGGGGAGTTTAACGACAACTCCCCTTATTCATTTATATTATTTAGAAAGGAACGTCTTGTTCCAACTCCTCAACTTGAACTTTCTTTCCACCTTCCCATGTCTTTATAGTAGACACTTTAAAAGCAGAGCGTTTTTCTTGCTCACTAGGTGGCAGATGTTTCGTAGCAGAAGTAATATATGTTTCTCTTTTAAGTCTGATATGCACTGGTAAACCAACTACATCATCTTCTTCAATCAAGACAAGTTTCTTTACTTCTTTTCCATCAACTTTATCTGTTGCCAATTCAACATTAAGATTTTCTAACAACTCAAAGTATTTAGCATTTTTACTACTAGAAGAACTATCAAGAAATACAAATGTACCATTATCTTTATATGTTCTATCTTTTAGGTGTTCACAACTTCCATACTCGTGATTACCGTCATTGTCAACCTTAGGTATTAATTCACCATTAGAGTTTTTAAGGTAATCGTAACCATCCATTTCATATAATGGTTGATTACACTCTTTTACTTCAGGTGCTATTTTGTATTGCATATTAACAACAATAGCAGGCCCAGCTTTAGTAGGTACTTCCCTTGAATTAAGAGTAGTAATATGAGCGGGATATACTCCTTCTTCAACTGGTTTCCAACTATTATTTTCTGATGGATTATATATTGCATCTATTTCTTTTGGCATTATTGCTCCTTATTTTGTTTTAGTGTTGCGTATTTAGTTACAAGCTTATTGTATTCTTCAACAAACTTAGTTTGCTTATCATCAGGAGTAGTACCTTTACCACCTCTCATGTATAGCATTGGTGTAACTTCTTTTTTATCCTTTGTTAAGAATATGTAAGTAGGTGCAGAACTGCGTTTGCTAACACCACCTGACTTCTCAAGTGATTTAGCAGCTGCATTAGATAATACACCTTTCTTTTTTAAGGTTTCTATATTGCTTTGTTTTTGCATTATTGTCCTCTCTTTCTTTCTGTTATTGTGTATGTATGGAATGAAGGATTAACGGTTATTTGCCTATCTGTAGACGTTTTAAATACCATCATAGGTTTACCATTCAAGGGTCTAGTACCAAGATACTTAACTCGAACCCATTCTGTTCCATTACTTAGACCAACTGTATATAAGTCGTTCTCTACTAATAAGTTATCATTATTATTAGTTGTTTTTACTGCAATCATTTAACCTCCGATTGTTTATGTTCCTCTACTTCTCTCTCTAACTTAGCAAATGATGCTTTGTAATTAGCAGTATTAATAGAATTATCTTCAATAAGAACTTTGATTTTCTCTAGCTTATCTTCACTTATCTCTGAAGCTAATACAAGTATATCGCTCTTTTGTAAGTCTGATAATTCTAAATCATCTACTTGATTACGATATACATCATCTGCAATATTTAAGTAAAAGTTAAATGCTTTCTTAATACAATCTGTATTCGCAGCTTTAACATCATTACCAATATCTACAAAAGATTCTGTTCCTCGTTGTTTCTGTATGCGATGAGCAGCTGTCATATCTCCATTTCTCCATATACCTTCGTCATACCATTTAAGTCTACCATGTATAACATACGCTTCACTACCAAGAGTTTGAGTTTGTACAATCTTCCAACTCCAGCCTGGATATTCTTTATCAGCGACTTCTCTCATATAAGAATACTCTACATATTCCATACCCATTTTCTTTTTAATAAAAGGTTTAGGCGTTTTAATGTTAGAAACCTCTTTGTGCTTCTTTGTTATCTTTGCTCTAATACTATCAACTATTTCTAGTGAATCTGTTGATACTACTATTTGTTTATTATCTGACATTATGTTCTCCTATTTTAGTTTACTTGGACATATTGTTTTATAGTTACAATACTTGCATTCCCAGTCTTCATATGGTACTCCTAATTGCCAACCGGGCTTTAATTTTTCTTCAAATAATCCATCTTTCATTGTTTTGGATATCATTAATAATTCTTCCCAATAATCTTTTGCTTTTTCTATCCATTCATCTGCATATACTTTTACTTCTCGTATCATGCTTGTATTCTTATTATAGAACACTAAAAACATATTTAATTCTTTAACTTCTAACTCTTCTTTGATTGCCATACCATACGTTGCTAATTGCATACGATACTTATCATATTCAAATGTAGGTTGTCTGTTTTTCTTTATACCAAACATTGTAGACCATTTGTAAGCAGCTGCAGTCTTTAAGTCATAAAGATTAAATATGCCATCATTTTCTATATATTCA